GGCTCCAGAAGCCCATCAAGGAACTTGTCATCAAAGCCCAGCAGGGAGATGTCGAAGTTTTCAAGATTGAGATCTTCAATCTCAGCCTTCAGCATATCGATGTCCCATCCGGCATTGAGCGCCAGTTGGTTATCAGCAATCACCAGTGCGCGTTGCTGGGCCTTGGATAGATGATCGAGGATAATGGCTGGCACTTCATCCATGCCGAGCTTGCGCGCTGCCAGCAGGCGACCGTGACCTGCGATGATGGTGTTCTCGCCATCGATTAGGATTGGATTGGTCCAGCCAAACTCTTTGATGCTGGCAGCGATTTGCGCCACCTGGGCATCGGAGTGCGTGCGGCTGTTGGCTGCGTAAGGAATCAAGTCTGCGACTAAGCGCGTTTCAATCTTTGGTGTCATCTCAGTTTCCGTTCTCGGTCTGGTTCTTGTTCAATACATCAGGTGAGGCATTTTGTCCACGCTCCAGCCGATCGACCACGAGCTGGGTATAACCAACGATGTCCACCCATGAATCTGCATAGGATGGATCGCCATTCAAGATCCGGCCAATCTTGTGCGCCACCATCTCCAGACTCTCCTTCATATCGTTTGGCAACTTGTTCCAGTTGGTGCTGTGCCGCATCGCCGCCTTGATGTTCTGAGTGATGATCGCATGGCTTCCAAAGTCGCCGTATCGTGAACCTCGTTCTTCCAGAATTTGATCTATTTCCATCTCTCTAATTTCCTCCCGTATTGGTATCGTTCGCATCGTCGGTAACTGGTAACCGCTCCTATAGGAGCGGGTTACGTTACGTTACCGCTCGACGCCTTGCCCCATTTCAATTACCATTTAAGTTACCGCCTTCTAAAAAACCGCAGATTTCAGCCACTTTCAGCGGTAACTTTTTTTTAGTTACCGGTAATTACCGACCATATTTTCACCCATTTTTCGCCATCATCAAAGCGCCAGCGGTAACTGGGCAAATTACCGCCCATCCATGTGCTTTTGGTTCGATGATTTCAGCGATTGTGAGTGCTCCAACGAGCTTATCTTGGACGCTCGGTTTGACATATTGTTTGGCCGATGCCTCGCTGATGTCGAGCTTCATTTTGATGTGATCAAGAAGCGCCGATCGTGAGATATAAGGCATCCCATCGACCACTTCAGCACCTGCTGCCCACCATGCACCTTCAAACAATTTCCGATGCCCATCGAGCCTCGATTCCTTTTTTCGCTCTGCGGGAGCCTCCTCGATCATGAGGACTGCGCTTGAGACCTGTTCGCCATCTTCATCGAGCCAGCCATTGATTGGCACGGAATTAAGGTTGGCATAGATCGTCTCAGCCTCTTCAGCATCTTTGGACTTGCGCTGAACAATCTGCATCGGGTTGTCGCCTTTAGCTGGGACGATGCTGATCTCGATTTCGAGCGCGCCTTTCCATGCTGATGAGCCACGTGCGCGATGCTGAGCTTCATCGGACACGCCAGTGTGATGAACGAGGAGAACGCTGCAATCAAACTCTCTCATCAGACCAGCGCAGGCATCAATCATTGTCTTTGCGTCCTGGGCGCTGTTTTCATCGCCAAGCAGGAAGCGGTGCAGCGTGTCGATCACAATCATGCTTGGCTTTGTTGGCAGCGATCGAACGGAATCCAAGACGCGCTGATAACCTTCAGGCGTATTGAGATCGCACCCAGCCTTAGAGAGCCACATATTGAGGCTTCTTGCCCTGTGATGCTGCTTCCATGCGGCCACGCGTGATCTAAGGCCATGATGTCCTTCACCTGCCAGATATACGACTGGTCCTGCTTTGACCTTGTGTCCGTTCCAGTCTGGAAGGCCAGCGGCCATGTGCAGCGACCAATCGAGGACCGCGAAGGTTTTTCCGCCACCTGATGGTCCGTGAACCATGATGAGCGCTTGTTCTTGGAGCCAATGCTTTACCAGCCATTTGATTGGCGCTGGCTTTGTGCAGAAATCATCTGCCGGAACGAGCCAATCTGATGCGGCTGGTTGGAGCAAGATCTTTAGATCATGTCCGGCTGCAACGTAATCGTTCGCATCACCATCGATCGGAGGCATGACAACGCGTGCGCCATATTTAGCCGAGGCTTGGTCGGCATATTTCTGGCCTGTGCCGGAGGCATCATTGTCAGCCACGATGACCATCTCCTGCGTTGCGCCATATTTATCACGCATTGATCCGGTGACTGGGACAATGTTGGATGCAGAATAAGCGACGATGCAAGGCCGATTTGTGATTTCATGGATCGTGGCAGCTGTGGCGAAACCTTCTGCGATATAAAGGATGCCAGGCTCATCCATTGTGCCAACCATCCAGAAGCAGCCACCAGTCTGACCGCCTGCGTGATAAAGTTTGCCACCTTCTTGGTCGATATATTGGATCGATGAGATCTTGCCTTCTGGCGTAAAGAGCGGAGCCATCAAGCGTCCGTCACCAGTGACGCGGGTTCCGTGAACTCGGATTCCTTTGCGCGCCAGATAAGGATGGTCTGGGCTGGCTCCCATTCCGTCTGACCAGATGCGCTCTGCTGTGTCGGCCACAACTTCGCGCTGGCGTTTCAACTCTGCATCGCGGGTGGCTTTAGCTTCTGCCAATCTGCGTGCGTGTGCCATTTCTTCGGCTGGGCTGATCTGCCGACCAACATCTGCGCGCCATGTGACTTCAATCCCTGCGCGCCAGCATCCAAAACGTCCGGCTGGGATTCCATCTGAATAAGCCACATACCATCCGGATTTGTCATGCCCTGGCTTGCCTTTTGTTCCGCTTGCAAAGCGGTGCATCTTGCCATCGAGAACGATTTCCTTTGGCGGTGTCATCCCAGCCGATTGCATTGCATGGCGGAGTTGAAGCTCTGGTGGATCAGGCTCAGCTGGTTTCGATGGAGACCAAGGCCCACCAAGAATATTCGTTAGGTCAGCCATTACTCCCCTTGTCCTTTCAGATATAAAGCCAGCCGATTGAGCGTCTCAAACTTAGGATTTGTCTCACGGCCATCTCTGATATTGATGATCGTGTTAACATGGAGTCCAGTTTTCTCAGCCACCATTTTCGGCCTGCGATCATATAGACCGTGCCTAATCCATTCCAGTTCGACCATAATCTTATTCCTTCAAGATGTGATTTTTGCCCTTTACATACGAACCGATGCCCTGTAAAGACCAATTCACGCACCGACTGGATCGTCCGACAGGTGCTGGAACGAAGGAGCCTTTTATGGCCATTAACTTAAAGAAGACAGGCGGACTGACCGCCAACGGAGTAAAGCTGCTTGTTTACGGACAGGCAGGCGCTGGCAAGACCAGCTTGATCAGCACGCTTCCGAATCCGGTTGTGCTATCGGCTGAAGGTGGTTTGCTTTCCATTCAGGATGCCGACCTTCCTTTCATTGAGATCGCCAACATGGACGATCTGATGGAAGCATTTGCATGGTGCAAAGATAGCAAGGAAGCCGCTGACTTTGAGAGCGTTGCGCTCGACAGCATCAGCGAGGTGGCCGAGGTCGTTCTTCAGCATGAGCTGAAGCGTAACAAGGATGGCCGCGCTGCTTATGGTGAACTGAACACCACCATGCAGGAACTGATCCGCGCCTTCCGCGACTTGCCAAATAAGCACGTTTACATGTCGGCCAAACTGGAGAAGTCGCAGGATGAGATGGGCAAGCTGCTTTTCAATCCATCGATGCCAGGCAAGTCGCTGACACAAGGACTGCCATATTTCTTTGATGAGGTGCTTGCGCTTCGGGTTGAGAAGGATGGCGAAGGCAATACGCAGCGTGCTCTGATGTGCGATAGCGATGGCATCTGGTTGGCCAAGGATCGCTCCGGCAAGCTCGAAGGCTGGGAAGCGCCAGACCTTGGTGCAATCATCTCCAAGATTGGCGGTGCATCATGAGCCTTTATCAAGACTGGATCGAAGCCAAGGCCGCAGAGGCAATGGCGATTAAGCAGCGCCGAGCGATTGAAGACATCATGGTCAAATCTTTTGAGGTCGCAGATGACTTCGAAGGCACCAAGAACATCGAGGCCGAGACCTTCAAGATCAAAATCGAAGGCCGCATCAATCGCAAGGTCAATGCTGACAAGCTGCAAGAGATTGCGGCAGAGCATGGGCTGACCGATCACTTATCCAGCCTTTTCCGCTGGAAGCCTGAGATCGCAATGACCGCTTGGAAGGCTGCGGATAAGGCAATCACAACTCCCTTATTGGACGCAATCACAGCAACGCCTGGGCGTCCTTCTTTTACCATCACTGCAAAGGATTAATGACATGGCATTTCTTGGAGAAACATTTTCGACCGACGAGCTTCCGGTTTCCGATCGTTCCTATGATCTGATTCCAGAAGGCTGGTATAACGTCACGATCACGAAGGCCGATCTCGGCCAGACCAAGAGCGGGACTGGAACGAAGATTGATATGCGTTACGACATCACCGGACCAACTCACGAAGGCCGCGTTGTGTTTGCAAGCGTGAACATTCGCAACCAGAGCCAGAAGGCCGAGGAAATTGGTCGCCAGCAGCTTGGCGAGATTATGCGCGCCATCGGTCTGGCAAAGGTCGAAGACACCGATCAGCTGATTGGCGGAGCGTTGCAGGTCAAGATCAAGATCCGCAAGGCAACTGACAACGACAAGGCCAATGGCTATCATGACGATCGCAATGAAGTTGGTGGCTGGAAGTCGCTGAACGGATCGACACCGCTTCCGGCCAGCACTGCGGCACCTGCTGCAACGTCTGCGCCTGGCGGATCAAAGCCGCCTTGGGCTAAGTAATAAGAAGGCCCAGCCAGTGCAGAGGGGAGGAGCTGGCTGGGCCTAATTTTTCACCAGGAAGTGAGACAGACATGAAGCTGCCAGAACCAGTCCATACCATATCAAGCCTGATTGACCAATACCATAAAAGTCAAGCAGAAAAGCCACGTCCACATCTTGGGTGCAGCCTGCTGGGCCATCCATGCGATCGATGGCTTTGGCTGTCGTTTCGCTGGGCAGTCCGCGAAGAGTTCGAGGGACGCATCCTGCGCTTGTTCAGACGCGGCCAGATGGAGGAGGCGACCATTGTCTCTGATCTGCGTGCGATCGGGATTGATATTCGCCATGCTGGTGATCGCAATCAGAAGCGTGTGAGCTTTGGCAGTCACGTTTCTGGAAGCCTCGATGGCATCATTGAGCGTGGCGTGCCGGAGGCTCCGAAGAAGCGTCACATCGCTGAGTTCAAGACGCACTCGAAGAAGAGCTTTGACGATATGGTCAAGAATGGCGTCGAGAAGTCGAAGCCGATGCACTTTATTCAGATGCAGGTTTATATGCACGGAACAAATGTCGATCGTGCGCTTTATCTAGCTGTCTGCAAGGACGATGATCGGATCTATACCGAGCGCGTCCGTTACGATCGCGCCATAGCTGAGAAGGCCATTGAACGCGGCCAGCGCATTGCATTGGCCGACCGGATGCCTGAGCCGCTGAGCGCCGATCCCAGCTGGTATCAGTGTCGCTTCTGCCCAGCGCATAGCTTCTGCCACAAAGCCGAGCCGACAAAGTTCGCCAACTGCCGCACCTGCGCGCATAGCACTGCAATGGCGGATTCCACCTGGCGCTGCGAACGCCATGAGGCTGACAATATTCCGGTCGAGTTCCAGCATGAAGGCTGCGACGACCACATCCTGCATCCTGATCTGGTTCCTTGGCCAATGATTGCCAGCGAGGATGGCTTGAGCGTCATGTGGCGCATTGGCGATCGTGTGATCGAGAACGGAGCAAAAGGATATAAGAGCCGAGAGATCGTGGCGAATCCATCTGCCTGCGGAGATCCTATTGTCGAAGCGGCAAAGCGTGAATTTCCTGATGCGGAGGTGGTGGGATGATTCATTATCATGGTGGCCCAATCACTCCAGACACGTGCGCAATTAAAGCGTGGAAGGGTAGGCACGCATTTATTTCATTCGCTGCTCCTCATCAGGTCGGATTATCTGCGAAGATTTGTCAAAGTTTTGCGCTGGATAATGGAGCCTTTAGCGCATGGAAAGTTGGGCAAGAAATGCGCTGGATTGATTATTATGAATGGGTCAAAAAATGGGCCTGTCATCCAGGTTTTGACTTTGCAGTTATTCCTGATGTTATTGATGGGACAGAGGAAGAAAATGATGCGCTTTTGGCGCAGTGGCCTTTGAAGCCACATCAAGGCGCACCTGTCTGGCATATAAATGAAAGTTTTTTTCGATTGAAAAAACTGGCTTCTCGATGGCCCCGCGTTTGCATCGGATCATCTGGGGAGTTTGATGTGACAAAACAGGATGCGTTTTTGCAAAGAGCGCATGAGGCAATTCAGCACATCTGCAACGATGATCGTCAACCAAAATGCAAATTGCATGGCTTAAGAATGCTCAACCCAGAAATTTTTACACAACTTCCATTGGCTAGTGCTGATTCCACAAATGTTGCCAGGAACATCGGAATAGATTCAGCGTGGCGTGGAACATATTCTCCGCAGAGCAAGGAAACTCGAACATCAATCATGGTTGAGAGAATCGAGCATTTTAATAGCGCAGACCGCTTAGGCGATAGGCCGCATCAATTCACATTATGGAGCGCGTTATGAAGGTTTTGACTGGCGCAAGCGTTATCTTGCAAGCCGCGCACTATGCGCCTGATGGAAGGCTTCATGGTCATACCTATGAGATAATAGCTTGGTGGGACGATGAGCCATGCGCACTAGATGTTCAAAAGCGTCTTTCAGATTGGGTTAGCCAATTTGATCACGGCATTCTTCCTACTGATATGAGTCGTGCAGAAGATATTGGTCGCAAATGCCTCATCGATCTTCAGTGTCTTTCTGTTGATGTTAATCGGCCATTGGAGCGGATTTTTGCGAAGGTGATTGGTTAATGCTTCGTGATTACCAACAGCGTGCAATCGACCAGCTTTATGCGTGGTTCGCGGCTGGCAACAAAGGCAATCCATGCTTGGTGCTGCCGACTGGTTCAGGCAAGAGCCATGTGGTTGCGTGCCTATGCAAAGAGGCGCTGCAAGCATGGCCAGAAACTCGGATTCTCATGCTGAGCCATGTTAAAGAGATCTTAGAGCAGAACGCGGAGAAGATGCGCCTGCATTGGCGTGGCGCTCCGATGGGCATCTATTCGGCTGGGCTTGGCCGCAAGCAACTTGGTGAGCCGATTACGTTCGCTGGCATCCAGTCGATCAGGAAGCGCGCTTCACAAGTCGGACACATCGATCTTTGCATCATCGATGAGTGCCACCTGGTCAGTCATAGAGATGAGGGTGGCTATCGCACGTTCTTGGCTGAACTGAAGGCAATCAATCCTGCGATGCGGGTGGTGGGCCTGACAGCCACACCATATCGCTTGGGGCATGGCCTGATCACGGACGCACCTGCACTCTTCCATAATCTGATTGAGCCAGTCACGATCGAGGAACTGGTCCATAAAGGCTATCTCTCGACGCTGCGAAGCAAAGTCACCAAGGCCGCGCTCGATACGTCTGGCGTGCATAAGCGTGGCGGTGAGTTTATCGAGAGCGAGTTGCAGGCAGCAGTCGACACAGACGAGAACAATCTGCGGGTGGTGCGCGAGGTCATTGATTTGGCTCAGGATCGCAAAGCTTGGCTATTCTTCTGCGCTGGCGTTCAGCACGCTGAGAATGTGGCTGCGGTGCTGGACGCGCATGGCATCGCTTCCGCCTGCGTGACCGGATCGACGCCAAAGGCTGAGCGCAATAGGCTTCTGACTGACTACAAAAGTGGTAAGCTGCGTGCGCTGACCAACGCCAACGTGCTGACCACTGGATTCGATTATCCTGACATCGATCTGATTGCCATGCTCCGACCGACCATGAGCGCCAGCCTTTACGTTCAGATGGCTGGACGCGGGATGCGGGTGAAAAGCCACACCGATCATTGCCTTGTCTTGGATTTTGCAGGCGTGGTGCAGGCGCATGGCCCTATCACCGCTGTGGAGCCTCCTAAGCGCAAAGGCGAAGGCAATGGCGAGGCTCCGGTCAAGGTTTGTGAGAACTGCAACGAGCTGGTGCATATCAGCGCTAAGGAATGTCCGACCTGCGGAGAGTTGTTTCCAGAACCAGCGCCAAAGAAGCTGGAGCTACGCAACGACGACATCATGGGGCTGGAAGCGCAAGAGATGGCTCTAACAGGCTGGAACTGGCGCAAGCACACCAGCAAGGCCAGCGGCAAGGAAATGCTGGCCGTGTCCTATTATGGTGGCCTCTCCGATCCCAGCGTGGTCGAGTATTTCCCAATCACGCACGAAGGATATGCAGGCCAGAAGGCGATCAACGCTGTCGTGGCGATTGCCGGAAAGGCTGGCGTGAACTTCATCAAGGCCGATGCGATTGAGGAATGGGCCGATAGATTGAATGGTGGCGATTGCCCTGGCGCGATTCAATATCGCCGAGATGGGAAGTATTATCGAGTTATGAGAAGGAGTTGGAACGATGCCTAGACCGCCAAAGCCAGATTTTCTGGTGCAATATGAGGAGTGGACCAAGGCTGGGCCACCGCAATGCTGCCACACCTGCGATCATTATGCTGGCGATGGACGCTGCTTCATCTTCAATATGTATCCGCCAGCTGAGTTCGTGAACAGCCAAGGTCAATGCGATTCATGGTCATGGGAGGTGCCGTTCTGATGGACCGCATTCCAACCGAGCATGAAGAGCAGCGCGAAGTCGTGATGTGGTTCCGGCGCAAATATGGAACAATTCGCATCTTCGCCATCCCTAATGGCGGATTCCGATCACGCGCCACTGCCGCCAGGCTAAAGGCTGAAGGTGTCAGCCCTGGCGTGCCTGATCTATTCGTGCCGAAGCACCTCCTATGGATTGAGATGAAACGAATCAAAGGTGGCAAACTTTCTCCAGAACAGCGCAACTGGCAGAAATATTTGGTCGATGATTGCGGTCACACATGGATGGTTTGCAATGGTGCAGATGACGCAAAAGCGCAGATTTCCGCCTTTTTCGAGCGCATCATAAAATAATTTGCGAAGGTATACTTTTTTCCTTTACATGGTGGGAGGTTGTGGTAATAATCACCACATCAACAAGGCAAACCGGAGTTACCGACATGACCAGAATCGCAGACTATACCGCACCGACCAAGCGCTATGATGGCACAATCGCCATCAGCGTGATCGAGGAAGGTCGCCGCCATTTCATCGCCGAGCACAAGGTCGATGGGAAACGAGCCGCACGAGCAATCGCTGCACAATACAACGCCAAACCTTGGAACTTTTAATGCCACCTAAAGACTACATGACCGTTCGAATTGAGCCTGAACTGCGCGACAAGATCGCCAAGATTGCCAAGGAAGAGCATCGCTCGATCTCGGCGCAGGCTCGAATGATGCTTATCAAATCAGTGAAGGATATGGACAATGCAGAGAATAATTGAAGTTTGGGCAACCATGCCACGCAGCGAAAAGCTGAACGCGATCTTCTTGCCGCCAGCTCTTATGGTGCTCTTTTTGGGCTTCTGGGCAATCACGCCAGCTTAACAATCAATAATAGGGAGTAGGAAACATGATTGATATTATTTTCATCGCACTCGGAATTAGCTTCGCTTGCAACCTGGTTCTTCTGAACCAGCTTCGCACTTGGAAGCCAAAGCGTGATCGCAATGGCAAGTTCATCAAGAGGGGATGAGCCATGCACGTCACTTATGAGATCCGCACCAGTCGCAATGCCAGAGTGTTCGCTTATGATGATTTGGAGCGCGCCAAGCAGGAACGCACTCGATCGGAGAAGCGCGTCGGCTGCAAGATGCAGATCGTGAAGATCACTCGCATGGAAGAGGTTCTTAATGTTTAAGGAAAAGGTCAAAGCCATCTGGTGCGATCACTGCAATGCACAGATCGTCTTGTCAGGTGTCCGCAGCTGCCTTCGCAAGACCTGCAAGTCTAAAGAGCTGCTTCCTGATGCTCGGAGGGTTTGGAAATGACTGACACACCACCAGACTGGGTGCTGATCGAAGCTGCGAAGCGGGCGGGCCTTCATCTGACACCCGCGCAGTATCGGGCAGGGCTTATTGCTAACGCAGCGCGGCCCTATTTTCTCGCCCTGTGCGACATGATCCAGAAATACGAGCAGCCGCCCGTGGATCGCAAGCTGTTGTGTGCGGAAGAAGCGTTGAAACAATGGCGTGAGGGGGGCGGAGCGCCGACGACGTGGATCAGCACCCGCGCCATCGAACTTTGGGAAGAGGGGTTTGGGAAATGACTAAAATAAACGAACTGATTGATCTCTGGAATACCAACAAAGGCAAGCCTTACAAATGTAGGCTGATCGACATGGGCAGCTACGAAGAGGGCAACCTTGGCTGTATGTGCGCACAAGGTCAGGTGCTGCACGAAGTCGGCGGGTGGACAGCGGAAAAGTTGAGCAGAACCCCACAGACTGACGCGGATAAGGCAACAGCACAATTACTTAATATCAGCCGCACTCACGCTGTGCTTTTGCGCAATACGAATGACGAGATTGACGGCGCACCTGCAATCGTGCTGACCGATCCTGCGAAGGTCATTGGTGATCAGTGGAGCAAGCTGCTCGACTTCTGGTCGTACATTGACACTCTGAGGGCGGATGACTGGGTTGGAGTGGGTCGCGCTTGGGTCGCTGCCCAGACCGCTGCTTGGGCCGCTGCTTGGGCCGCTGCCCAGACCGCTGCCCAGACCGCTGCTTGGGTCGCTGCCCAGACCGCTGCTCGGGCCGCTTCTCGGGACGCCACTCGGGACGCCGCTTCTCGGTCTTCGAACGAAATCCAAGGCGCTGAAATCTTTAAGCGCGACGGGACTTCGTTTTTCTTTCTGCCGATGTTTGGGTTTGCATCACCAGATGACATCCCTGCTCGGCCAGCGGACTATGGGGTGATCGCATGACTGAAGACGACAAGGCGCTGGTGGAGCGTGGGTATGTTGAATGCGAACGATGCTGCGGCAACGGACAGACTTACGGGCCGAACAGCGGCGAAGATATTATTTGCCCAGATTGTGAAGGGACGGGACGACATGACTGACGATTTAGTGCAGCGGCTGCGGGGCGACTTGCCCGATAAGAAGGTGGAGAGTCACTGGATTACGGATTACACCGCTGTCGAGATGCAGAACCGTGAAGCTGCCGACCGCATCGAAGCCCAAGCGGCAGAGATTGAGCGGCTGCGTGAGGCGGTGAATGATCTTCTCACTCGTTTTGATGCTTGGTCACCGCACGATCATGACGCAGTTAAAAATGCCAAAAAAGCACTGGGAGAGACGGAATGAACCGTGTCACAAGAGGCGTGGTCAAATGGACGCCAGATATGGATCGCCAGTTGGTCAATATGCGGAATTATGGCATTCACAAGAATGAGATTGCTGAACGCTTGGGAACATCAGTCGCAGCGGCTGATTCCAGATATTTTAGATTAAAGAGAGGACAGGCCAAATGACACTTCTAAGCCACAACGAACTGCTTCTCATCGTCGAGCAAGAGATTATCACGCCAGTCGATGTGAGTGACATTAACGCAGCATCGATCGACATTTATCTTGGCGACACAATTCTTCTGGAAGACAAGAAGGGAGGTCTAGTTGACTTTCGTCAACGCAATCCGGTGACGTTCACTGAATATGTCATGGACGAAGAAGGCTGGACGCTTGAGCCTGGCGACTTCATCCTCGCTCAGTCGCGTGAGATATTCAATCTGCCAAACTGGCTCAGCGCAGAATATAAGTTGAAGTCATCTATGGCACGGATTGGATTGGAGCACATGAACGCTGGCTGGTGCGATGCTGGCTGGAACGGATCAGTGCTAACGCTTGAGTTCAAGAATATGTGCAAATACCACAGCATCAAGATTCGCCCAGGGGACGCCATAGGGCAGATGATCTTCTTCCGGCATGAGCCAGTCCCTATTGAGGCATCTTATGCCACGAATGGCCGCTATAATGGCGACACGAGCGTATCAGGGATTAAGGAGTAATGGTCTGGGGCATCGAGACTTCCAATCGATGCCCCATTGATTCTTCCTATCAGCCTGCGAAGTAATTAGAAAGAGCTGTTAGAAGCGCAGCCACAGCAGCGAGAACGCCAGCCAGCTTTGCTTTCTTGCCAAACTTTGGCTTTGCATCTTCCATAGGAAGAAGCTTGTTTGTGGCTTCCTTCACAGCGATTCCTGTGATGATTTTCTTCAAGTTCATATCGGCCTCCTTAAAGCCAGGTCGCATATTTCTTGGTCTTGGCCTTGCGATCATCGAGGCCATGCGTTCCGCCATTGATGCGCTTGGTGAGTGCCAGGATAGCAGCATCGTTGATGCCCTGGTCGCAGATTGACCAGAGCTTGTTTCGATCGAAGAACCACAACGCGCTCTCAAAGCAGAGTTCGCCAGCCACAAGGTCTGGGTTCGTCATCACGTCTGGGCGACCGATATAATCAGCGAATGCCTGATAGTTTGATTTGCCTGTCAGCTGGAGAGATCCGCGGCCACGATACTTCCATCCATCGCCGGACGCCTCATCCCCGTTGCCCATGCGGTTGGCATAAACGCGGTTGGCAATCTTCTGAGGCTGGCGCTCATAGGCACGAGCCAGAGCATCGGTCGGAAAGTATTTGCGGAAGATTCCGCGCAATCCTTTCGCGCCATAGTTCAGGTTTTCGCTGAACGCTTTGAAGTTGCCCGATTCATGCGCCGTTTGAGCAAAGAAATGTGCAGCCCGATTAGGTGATAGTTTATAGTAAGCCGCAGCTGCCTTAAGCGTGCCTGGACCAAACGCACCATCAGCGGTCACTCCGATCTTTTGTTGAAGGTTAACGAGGCTCATTTGTCCTTGTCCTTATTCCATAATTCAAACAGCGTTTTGATTTTCTCTTCCGCAACGCCGAGGCGCACATCCATCTTAGCGAGGATGATTGTCAGAGTGATGAATGCGAGAACGATAGGCCAAAGCTGGCCAATCATCTCAACGGTTGAGAGTTCGCCCATCTTTACGCTGCCGGATTGCGCCAGTCAGGGAAGTCTGACTCATCGACCACGCCATCGCCATTGGCGTCATAACGCAGATCGTTGCGATACTTTTCCCACGGGGCCATGTCGTCATCATCGTCGTCGTCTTCATCGACCTGAACGTCGACTGGAGAAGAAACAACTGGATCAGGCTCAGGTGCAAGCTCAGTCAGTTCAAGTGGCTCTTCGGGAGGCGTTTCCTTATCACGCGCATTGGCGTTGAGGCTCAAGCCACCCAGCAAACCGACGAACGCGCCGACGACAGTGTTGAAGGCTGGACCGATTATCTCAAAAATCTTGTCGTTGCTGACCACGCTGTCAGAAACGAACAGGCCAGCGACCATCGCCACAATGACAACGAGAATGACACAAGAAAGCGTCACAACAGCCATGCGGATCGTGAACTCAACGGTGTCATCGATTCCGTCCTTGCTGCTTTCCATTCTATCCCAGAAGCTCATCATCTTCTCCTTCAATCTTCTCTGGTTTTTTGGGCTTCGTCTCACCGCTGCCCTGCCCAGCCATCAATCCTGCCAATGCCCCAACGATGAATGTCGCAATCGGGTTAATCAGCTTAAAAAACTCTGCGTCATTTGGTGCCTGCCCATCCATCGGCTGCGAAACAAATATCAGCGAATATAGCACAGTCGCCACGATAAACATAAGCGTCACCGACAGCACCACGCCGACGATGAAGCGAAGCAGTTCCTCTGGCGACCATTCTCTAGTGGGTTTCATGTTCGTTATAGCCAGTTGTCACAAGATACTCGGTGCAATATCCAGACGCCACGCACTTCGGCTTTTGGCACTCTGCTACGTTCCAGTTGTCAGGATCTTGGCACTCATACCGAAAGCGGTCTTTGCACCCCGACAGCAGCAGCAGGACTGCCAACATCGACGCAGCACGCATATCAGTTCATCTTCACCAAAATGCTGAGCAGCATCATGATCATTGCACCAGCCACAGTCAGGCCGACATTCTCCAGACGCTTCAGACGAGCGCAGATTCCATCATATCGCAGCGCGCAGACTTGCTCGTGAGTATTAAGTTGGGCTTGAGTCTGATCAATAGTATTCATTTGCCTAACATCCACTTAGCAAAATCTGCATCTTTGAGATGCTCTTGCCATTGACGCTCACTAACCTGGCCAGACTTATAGCAGGCCAAAAGAAGTTCAAAGTTGCTCATCAACCAATCCTCCAAGCTACACCGTCATAATATGTTGGAACATAGTTTACGCCTCCACCAGTAATCACCGCACCGAAGTTTCCAGACGCTGTCACTGTGCTGTCAGTGATAAAGCCACGCGTGCCTTCCGGCAAGCCAGCTGGCATCTCAGCCAATTCACCAGAATAGCCACCGAAGTCCAACTGCGTTTTTGCGCGGTTGATTGACATTTCAGCCAGCGTGATCCCAGCGACAGCGGTGATCGTGTTGCCGACCAACACCGATCCCGTCTCATAGATAGATGGGTTATTGGAAGTCGTGATTACGCTTTCGTAAAGGTTGTAATTGCAACCTTCCGCATAGATGTCGTAAACCGCGTTTACGTTCGCAACGATGTTGCAGTTGTAAATCATGTTGCGGCCAGAGAGCATCACGATCGAAGCAGCGCCAGCGTTGCTTTCAAGCCACGTGTTTGTGATGATGATGCCAAACGGATTCGCGCCAGTGTCTTCGCTGTCAATGTCAGGACCAACGCGAATGCCACCAGACGCATTGTTGCTGAGCGTTCCGTTGCCTTCAATGTCGCAGTCAAGGATACGAAGCATCCGACCGTTGTCGAAGTAAACGCCCCAAAGGGTGTTATCAGATACGATACAACGCTGAAGGATGTGATAGTTTGGCCATGCGGAGCCAGCCGACGATGCAAAGCTGTCAGCTGTGAAGCCTTGGCGATTGCTGACAACAACGCAGTCAACAAGCCATGAGGCGATGCCACCTTGGAAATATACGCCGAAGTCGCAATTCTTGACGATGCAGTTGACGATGCGTGAACGCACAAAGTTGTAGCACAGCACGCCCCAGGTCGTGGTGGCGCTGTTCAATCCATCAAAGGTGATGCCTTCGATAGTGACGTTCGCCATGAAGTTGGTCGCGCCAAAGGAGCCAATCGTCAAAAGAGCGCCGACAGTCGAACCAGACTTCTTCTTGATGATCGTCTGATTGCGTCCGCTGCCATAGATGGAAGGCATAAGCGCATATGAGGTCGAGTTAAAAACAAGCTGATTGACGATATACGTCCCATCAGGAATGAACAGATCGCGGCCATTGGCGATCGCGTAATCAATCGCGGCCTGCATGGTGGTCGTGTCATCCGTTGTGCCATCGCCAGTCGCACCGAAATCCTTGACCGAAACAGTGTCACGGAAACGAGCCTGAGCGGTGCGAAGAACAGCGGTTCCGCCAGGCTGGGAAAAGCCAATCAAAGATGATCCAGATGCTGCTGCCAGATCGTCGATTTCTTCCTCGATCGCATCCTGAACATTGGTGGCTGTGATGTTCGCATAAGGAACAAAGCTGATTCCAGAAGCTCCAACGCCAAAGCCTGTTGCCTGGGGGAAGCTGTAAACAAGAAGGTTCTTGCTATCATTCACCAAGATTGAGAAGTCGGTCGCATCAACATAAAGCTGAGTTGGAGTGCCGTTGCGATAGATGTATCCATTGGTCGTCTTGAGCGGCTGGCTGGCAGTCAGCGTCAATGCCTCATCATAATAGACCTGCAATGGATTCGTTACCGGATCGAGATTGGCATCGCCGATATAGATGTTTCCATTATCGAGCGGCTGGCCATCACGATCATAGAAAACAGGATACGGAACCTGGATAGAAAGCGCGGCCATCAGTTAAACTCCTGTGCCATGATTATTGCTGAAATTGCGATGCGTGAGAAGGTCATTGCGGCCTCACTATAATAGCACCTTCCGGTGGACCTGCTTCTGGACCTGCTTCGCCAACAGCGCCAGCCGTAATGGCAGAGCGCAGCCAGTTGCGACCTTGTTTGAGTTCAATGCCTGCGGCCTTGGCGAAATCGCGGAAAGCGCCACTCCCAGCAACGCGGTTAATGTTGCGATCGAGCGCATCACCAGTTGCAGCACTTGTCGCCAATTCACGAAACTCGGCACTGCTCATGAGGTTGTGCAATTTCTGAGCATTGGTCTTTCCAACGCGCTGTGCAATCTCAGGCGCAGCAGCTGCAAGGCCAGCACCAACGATTGCAGCACCAGGACCGCCAAGCATACTGCCGATCAGACCAGCACCAGCTGCGCCACCGCTTGCCATCAAGATGCGACTCAGAAGGCGCTCAGAGTTGAGAAGCTGCAGCTGGGTTGATGCTCCAGTGCGTGAGATAGCCTTGTCAGCATCGCTCAAGCGACGTGAGATCGCATAAAGATCGGTCAGCAACTTATCGCCTTCTGGACCGACAGCCTTTGCGAACTCCTTGTAAATAGCGCCATTGGCACGGAGATCACGATAGATGTTGGCGAAGTTGGTGAAGCTGAACGTGTCATCGGTTGTCTTTGCAGCCTTAAACAACGCCGAAGTCAGAACCTTGCCGCGCATATCTTCTGGGATAATCTTGACCAGAGTATTGAGCGTCTGAGCGTTGCCCTTTGTGCCTTGCGTGATGGCGCGCTGCATCAACGGTGCAAGGCTTCCAGAGAGGTTCTTGGTGAAGATCCGCTCCATCTGTTCGCGGCCTTCATACATCTGCTTGAACAGAGTATTTGCGGCACGCTGCTTGTCAGCGATTTCCTTGCCTGCGCTTGCTTCGATGAAGTTGATCTGATCGTTAGCCAGAGCACCATAAATGTCCTTGAGGCGCTTCATGTTGGTGTTCGACCAAGGACCAGTGCCTTTTTCGAGTGCCTGACCGATCAGATCGCGCTGTTCATTGATAAGCGCATAAGTCGGCTGGCCTTTGGAGACGATTCCCCAGAGGCGCTTTTCTTCTGGCGATAGGTTGGCAATGCCTTCCTTGCCACCGCCAAGATCCGCAATACGGCCTTCGAGCCAGCCCTTAACGCCTCCAGCTTCGACGCGACCACGAACATCGACAGCATCCGTTACCTCTTGGCGAAGATCGCTTGCCTGACGCCCAAGGCCCATCTGAGATTTGTCCAGACGATCAAACACATCAGCAGAGACCTGCGATATATCGGTGACCGCATCCAGTTCGTCCATTGCCTGATGAGCGCGATCTGAAACAGCCGAAACAGTCTCGTTCCAAGCCTGTTTTGCTTCAGATCCAATCTGAGAGCGCGTCAGGCCAGTGACTTCCTTGAGCTGCGCGTTGTCGCTAAGGACATCGACTGGAAGTTCAACACCAAGGCGGTCGGCTGCAGCCTTTGCCTCTGGGTTGGTTTTGGCGATTTCAGCCAACTGAGCGCGTGCCTTTGATGCTCCAGGTGTGCGGCTGACTGACTTCTGGGCCAGCGTGATCATTTCTTCTGTCGTGGCTGGAGCGCCAGGAGCTGGTGCAGCAGGCTCAGGAGCCATAGCGGCCATTGGAGTAGGTTCAGGCGCAGCAGCACCCATAGGGGCCACAGGAGGTGCTTCTGGTGCCATAGCGGCAACAGGAGGCATCTCAGGCATCAAGGCACCAGCAGGAACCTCAGGGGCCATGCCAGTAAACGTGCCAGGACCACCTGGAAGGAAGCGATTGGCCAGCGCACCGCCAAGGCCAGCGGCACCGCCACCGATCAGCGCACCAGTTAGACGCTCACCTTCCTGAGCCTCACCAGCGCCATATCCAGCGCCATAAGCAATCTCACCGAGCAATGGTGCGGCACCAGCGAAACGAGTGCCTGCAAGACCAACTTGAGCGCCCTTAATAGCTGGCAAAGCGCCAATGACGCCACCCGTCACTTCACCAGCAAATGATGAGACTGGAGCTTTAGTCCGCAGATATTCTTTAGCAGCCTGAACGCGGCCAGGATCAAGACCAAGGATCGGAGCCAACTCATCAAGTCCGCCAGCAAGCAATGCGTTTGCAGCGCCGACCGTATATCCGCCAACAGTCTCGCCAACTGGTGTCTGGAGAAATTCACCAACAACACCTTCAGCGGCAGTCGGCTGGCCAGTTGGAGACGCATAGAAGTTAATTGGAGCACCTTGCATTCTTGCATCGCGCATCAGCTTAATGGCATCAGGATCAAACGCTCCGCGACCGATCTGCTGATTCAGCTGAATGATCTCATCAACGGATTTTCCAGCGTTCCAAGCATCCTGCAACTGGCGCTGTGCAGCAAGATCCGCTTCCGTCTGGAATGGCTTGCCAGCTTCGATTGGAGCAACGGCTGGTGCAGGTGCGCCACCAGGAGCAGGCGCAGGTTCCCTGTCCTTCCAGTAAGATTCAATTTCAGCGTTGTATCTTTCACCGAATGGCGTTTCGCCAACAACGATATTCGTGCTGACATTATATTCAGGAGATTTGGCGATCTGCATATAGCGATCACGCTCATCAAGATAAGCTGATTTGCGCTGATCAA